AGACAACGGCAACGAGCCGCCTGTTGGCACCGAAGTCAAGAAGGCATTCGACACGTTCCTCAAGACGTTCGAGGACTTCAAGACCAAGAACGACCAGGAGCTCGCCGAACTCAAGAAGTCCATGAAGCCCGGCAACGCGCCTGGCCCTGACGCCGTGACGGCCGAGGAAGTCAAGAAGCTGAACGATGCTCTGACCGAGCAGAAGAAGCTGATCGACAATCTCCGGCTCGAGAACAAGCGTCCGAACCGCGAGCATGTGATCAAGATGGCGAACGGCCAGACCCGCGAGCTGTCTGAAGACGAAGTCAAGCACCGTGCTGCGTGGCTCGGCTACATGCGGAAGGGCGTGATCGACGGCCTGAGCGAACTCGAGCAGAAGGCGCTGTCTGTCGGCAGCAACCCGGACGGCGGCTACGTTGTCCCGGTCGAAGCGGAAATGGCGATGGACCGCCTCCTCACCGAGGTCTCTCCCATCCGTCAGATTGCCACTGTCCGGCAGATCAGCTCATCTCAGTTCAAGAAGCCCTTCAACCTGACCGGCGCCACTTCGGGCTGGGTGGGCGAAGCAAGCTCTCGCACTCAGACCGACACGCCGACGCTCGACGAACTGTCCTTCCCCGCCATGGAGCTCTATGCCATGCCGGCTGCCACCCAGTCCTTGCTGGATGACGCCGCCATCAACATGGAGCAGTGGCTGGCCGAGGAAGTGAATATCGAGTTCGCCTACCAGGAAGGCGTTGCCTTCGTGACTGGCAACGGCGTCAACAAGCCGATGGGCTTCAATTCTGCCTCGCTCTCCAAGGTGCTCAACACCGCCTGGGCTCACGGCAGCATTGGCTACATCAAGACCGGGTCCAACACGGGCTTCGTTGCTGCTCCGAACGGCGGCGACTGCCTCATTGACACGGCCTATGCGCTCAAGGCTCCGTTCCGCGCCAACGCGCGGTGGGTCATGAACAACCTGACGCAGGCGGCTGTCCGCAAGCTGAAGGACTCTGACGGCGCCTACCTGTGGCAGCCCGGCATCGCCGCCGGACAGCCTGCTTCGGTGCTCAGCTATCCGGTCACCGAGGCGGAAGCCATGCCGGCGTTCAGCACTCAGGACAACGACTCGATTGCCTTCGGCGACTTCCGCCGCGGCTATCTCATCGTTGACCGCGTCGGCGTCCGGGTCCTCCGTGATCCGTTCAGCTCCAAGCCCTACGTGCTGTTCTACACGACCAAGCGTGTCGGCGGCGGCGTCCAGAACTATGAGTGCATCAAGCTGCTCCGTACTGCGGCCTAAGCAATCAGGACAGCGGCAATCACGCCGCTGTCTATCTCAACTGATCGACACAGGAGACTCACATGAGGTTCGATCTTCACAATGGACTGGACCCGAGCATTGCGCTCGCTCCCGTCGCTGCCGCAGTTGCGGACAACACCACTCAGGTGACCACGACCTTGAACACCGCCGGACAGAAGGGCATTGAGCTCTATGTTCTGACGGGGGCCTTGGCCGACGCTGGCGCCGAGTTCACGCTGACCATGTACGAGGACGATGACCCGGCCATGGGTACCGAGACGGCCGTCGCTGACGCCGACCTGGTGGGCACCGAGGCCAATGCCTCGTTCACCCAGGCCGATGACAGCAAGGTCTTCAAGCTCGGCTACATCGGAAGCAAGCAGTACATCAGGGCGAAGATCGTGATCACGAACAACGCCGCTGCTGCGCCGCTTGCTGCGCTGTGGCTGACGAAGCCGTGGAGGGCGGGCGAGGCTGCCAACCCGCCGGCTTAACCCAACCTCCAGCAGGGAGTGGGGGCGCGTGAAGAGCGCGCTCCCATTTTGGCAATGAAGTACATTCAACTGACTGCTCCAGCTGCTGAGCCGATCACGACTGCTGAGGTCAAGACTCAGCTTCGTCTCGAGACCACGGCAGACGATACTCACATTGGCAGCGTGATCATTCCTGCGGTCCGTGACTTCGCTGAGCGCCACACTCGCATGTGCATTGCTCAGCGCACCTTCACTGCAACCTGTGACATTCTCAAGCGTCAGAACCAGGATGACATGGGCTGGTGGGATGGGATCAGAGAGGGCTCTGTCACTCAGGTCTCGCTTCGCCGCGCTGTCGAACTTCCCATGCCCCCGCTCGTGAGCATTGACGAAGTCCGCAGCATCGACCGGAACAACGCCTCGACTGTGTACGCCCCGAGCAACTACTACGCCGACACGTTCAGCGAGCCCGGCCGCTTGATCCTCAACGATGGCGCAATCTGGCCAGCGAACCTTCGCGACCAGAACTCAATCGAGATTGACTTCACCGCGGGCTATCTGGCTGCAGCTACCCCGTACATGGTCAAGCAGGCGCTGCTTCAGCTGGCCGCTCACTGGTATGAGAACCGCGAGGTGGTTGAGATTGGAACGATTGCTGCCCGCATTCCTGTGAGCGCACTCGCCATCCTTGATCGCTTCAAACTGCGAGGGCTGTAGCCATGGCGTCACTCGGCAGCAAGAGGCCAGGCGTTGTCGGCAAGATGCGCGACCGAGTGCGTATCTACTCGCTCGTGCGAACTGAAGACGCCATCGGAGGCTACTCGACAGCAGCGCCTGTTCCGCTGCCTGATCCCGTCTACGCCTACATCGTCACACTCGACGCCTACGAGGCCAAGAATTACTCACAGATTGACAAGCGAGTGACGCATGTAGTCTGGGTCCGGTATAACGCAACCTACGTTCGCGGACAGACGGTTGTCTGGGGATCACGCCAGTTCTATGTTGAGGGCGTGATTGACAGAGACAACCGCAAGCGCTTTCTCGAGCTGGCTTGTGTCGAAGGAGCGAACCCGTGAAGATCGACGTGAAAGTGGACTTGAAGGCTATTGAGGAACTCGAGAAGAAGCTCGGGGGCACTGAGGGCAAGGCTGCGGTCATGCGCGGGCTGAAGGCTGGTGCGTTCCTCATTCAGTCGACGGCACAGCAGTCCATCTTGGCGGGTGGCAAGACGGGCAAGCAGTATGGCAAGCATCGCGCCTCTGCTCCGGGCGAGGCTCCTGCGAGCGACACGGGAACGCTGGTGAGGGGCATCACTGCTCGCGTGGGCAGCGAGCCCTTGAGCTACGAGGTTCATTCTGTGGCCGACTACGCAGGCTTCCTCGAGTACGGCACGAGCAAGATGGCTGCTCGTCCGTACATGCAACCGGCAGCGACCAAGAGCGCTGACAAGATCGTGAAACTCGTAGCAGACGAGTTGATGAAATGAGCGCCTCGCTTGAACTGCAGACCTGGATCAAGGGAGTGCTCGAGGCGAACGTCACGCTCGCTGCCGAGTGGGGCTCAGCAGTCAACCTGTTTGACCATGTGCCCGACGAGCAGAGCTTCCCGTATTTGCTCTATGAGAACGGCGACTCTGGCGAGTGGGACACGTCCACAGAACTTNNCCATTCTCGGGACCATCGAGAATATCCTCCATCGGAACGAGCCTACAGTGCTCACTGGCTTTCGACTGATCTTGCTTCGGCATGTCGAGACTCAGTGCTTTCGTGAACCTGACGGACAGGTGTGGCATGGCCTGGCGTCTTTTCGTGCGCTACTTGAGGAGAACTAGCAATGGCTGCACAGCTCGGCAAAGACGTCCTGGTCAAGATCGACATTGCAGGCGTCTTCACTACCATCGGGGGCGCTCGCGCGAAGACGCTCACGATGGATCAGGAGACTATCGACATTACCGACAGCGACTCTCTCGCATGGCGTGAAATCCTGCAGGGCGGCGCTGGCGTGAAGTCGGCGACCATCGAACTGGAAGGCGTGTTCAAGGACTCGGCTGCGGAGGGCGCGGTTCGTACCTCGTTCTTCAACGGGACCACTCCCGACTATCAGTTCATCATTCCGGACTTCGGCACGTTCGAAGGTCCGTTCCTTCTCAGCTCCCTCGAGTACAGCGGCGAGTACAATGATGCCGCCATGTACAAGATGAAGTTCGAGAACGCCGGCGAACTCACGTTCACGGCAGCGTAGTCTAGTGGCATAGGAGGCGGGTATGACTGACACCAAAAAGCGCGAGGACGTTACTCTTCTGATCAACGATGAGGAGTACCGTCTTCGCATGACTCTCGGCGCGATGGCTGCCCTCGAGCGTGAGCTCGGTGCGCAGAATATCAGCGACCTTCAGGAACGGCTCAGCAATCCGAGCATGAATGATATTCAGGCCATTGCGCTTGTACTCATTCGTGGCGGCGGTGAGAACGTGCCGGACAACTTCTTTATGACTGCAGCAGTCGACTTCAAGGAGTTGATGGCCGCAGTCATGGAGGCAACGAAGAGGGCGTTCTCCACGGGTAAGGAACCCGCCCGGGGAAACGCGAAACGGGCCTAGAGCGCTTCCCGTGGTCGAATTGGTTGGGCTTCGCAGTCGTTGATCTGAAGTGGAGCACTAATCAGTTCTGGTCCACGTCACTGGTTGATTGGTTGATGATCCTGGAGTTCATCCAGGAACGCAACCGCGAAGATAAACCTATGACGAGGGACCGGATCGCGGAGCTCGAAGCCCAGTACCCGGACACGCCGAGGAGGCCGAAGGTCGATGGCTGAAGAACGCTCAGTAGTCGTTTACGTCAAAGCAGTTATGGACGAGTTCGTCCGTGGCTTCAAGCAGGGCATGGCCGAGGCCACGTCTGAGAGCAAGAAGGCCGCGGCGACTATCGAGAAGGACTTCAGCGGCCTCGAGAAAAGCATCAAGAGCTTCGGTGCAGGTGTTGGCAAGCTGGGCGCTTATATGTCCGCTTCGCTCACGCCTGCACTAGGCCTGATCGCCAAGCAGTCCATTCAGGACTTCAATGAGGCAGAGCGCGCCATCGCTGACGTGCGAGCTGCCATCGAGTCCACAGGTGGTGCTGCGGGCAAGAGCGCTGACGATCTGGCGAAGTGGGCAAGCGCTGCTCAGTTCGAGTCGCTCTATCAGGACGAGGAAATCCTGAAGTCGCTGACGGCCAACCTTCTGACGTTCAAGAATATCACGGGCGACACATTCGACGAGGCTCAGCAGGCCGCAATCGACATGAGCGCTCGTCTCGGTCAGGACCTCAAGTCGTCTGCCATCCAGCTCGGCAAGGCGCTCAATGATCCTGTGAGCGGACTGACAGCGCTTCGCCGCGTCGGCATTCAGTTCACCGATGACCAGGAAGAGATGATCAAGAAGCTCGTGAAAACGGGTGACTTGCTCGGCGCTCAGAAGATGATCCTTGCTGAGGTGAACTCGCAGTTCGCCGGATCGGCTGCAGCTCAGCGTGAAGCTGGGGGCACTGCTGCCATTGACGACTTCAACAAAGCGATGGGCGAACTTCGCGAAGTCTGGGGCGGCGTCCTCACCGAAGTCATGAAGCCTATGATCGAAGTGCTCACCTCAGTCGTGAACTGGTTTCGTGAGCTATCGCCTGAGACGCAGAAGTTCGTAG